TGGTACTGATGTTTCTGTGATAAAAGAGGGTGACGTTGTCTATTACGACAAGGGTTTCTCATTCACAATGATCATCAACAATGAGCAACATACAATCATTCGGGAGAACGATGTCGTTGTTGTTTGTTAAAGTTGTTCATTTCAATAATCATATCTTTGTAAACCTTCTCGCTATACCTAGCTTTCCTTTTTAGGAAGATAGGGTTATTGCATTTCTGCACAGGGATGTCTTGTCCGTTTAACTTTCTGTATAAGTCAGCAATGAGAAGCTTCCCCTTGTCACTCATTTGGTAGATGGTAGCTCTTTGCCCTACCTTCTTTCGAAAGACTTCGAACCATCCGTCTCTGAGCATTTGATCAAATCTTTGCTTGTTCCAGGGTAAAAGCCTTTCAAAGTCAGAGAATCGCTCTCTATTGAAGTAGCCTTCGGAATACATGAAGATTAAAACATCCAGTTCTGCCTGCGATATTTTGTGTTTTGCCTTGAAGTACTGACGTATTACCTTGTAATATTTCAGATAATCTCTGGGTGGTGTAGCCATTTTTATTAAATTTTATTAAATTTTATACAAATATAATCAAGAAAACTTATTATATTTGACCGAAATAAAAAAATATTCATATGCCGGACGATAAAAAAACCAAGCAAGAACCTGTTTCTGGTAGCATAGACCTAGCTAAAAAGCTGAATGATATTACATTTAGCAATAAGCAGGTTAAAATGATTGCTGAGATGCAGGCCGAGAAAAGTAGAGTCAAGGAAATGATGGGGAGAAAGAAAGGGGGGCAAGCAGGTATGCCAAAAATAGCAGGACTAGCAACATTAGGCAATCAGATTATTAAATAGTAAACTAGTTTATCATGAAAAAGACATCATCAACTCCGAATTTACCAATGTCTTCTCGTATGCAGATGGCTGCTGGTGGCGACAAAATGGCTCCAATGGCTAAAAAAGCTGGGAAAGCCGGTGCTACTACCAAGATGACAAAAGGAGCTTCAAAAAAAGCAATGCCTGCGAAGAAAGGCTACTAGTATGAAGCTAGAAACGCAAAGGTTTATGGGGAAGGACCAGCTTGTGAGCAGGCTTGCAGCACAGGTTGGTTCCATAAACCAAGCAAAAACAATTTTAATCAAGCGTGGTGATATGAATCCTGACGGCAAGACACTCACAGCGAAAGGAATGAAGCGAAATGCGATGACCGCAAGCGAAAGAGCGGTAGACAGAGCGGCAAAAGCGTCAGGAAAACCAAAATCAAACTACAAATATAACCCATTAACAAATAGAGCAACCTTAAAAAAGTAAAATTATGGCTAAGTCAAAGAAACAAGAGGTCGTAGAGGATGAAGTAATCGAGCAACCTGTAGTATCTGAAGAGGTGCAAGAGGAAAAGGTAGAGGAGACCAAGCAAGAAGAGGTGCATCCTCACAAAGTAGGACTACAATCAAGAGACTATAGAAGCAAATATGGCAAATAAAGCGACAATGAAATGCAATAGCCCTCGATCATCAGACCGACCAGGTAAAAAGATGATGGTTAAGGCTTGCTCCGGTGGGCAAGAGAAGCTTTTGCACTTCGGTGCCAAGGGTTATGGTAATAATTACTCTGATGCAGCTAGAAAAAGCTTTAAGGCAAGACATAAATGCGACTCAGCAGACGATAAACTAACACCAAGATACTGGGCTTGCAAGCATTTGTGGGGAGGTCCAGGTAAACATACAACAAGTAACCCTAAAGGTAGACAAGGTAAGTACTAATGAAGGATAGTTGCTATAAAAAAGTAAAAGCACAATACGATGTGTTCCCATCGGCAAGAGCGTCACAGGCTATAGCTAAGTGCCGCAAGCAATCGGGTAATGTCGTTAAGTCCGAGAAGGGTACAAGCCTAAAGAGATGGGAGAAAGAGAATTGGGTTGACACAAAAACAAATAAGCCTTGTGGGGCAGGAGGTAAAAACGAGTATTGCAGACCGACAAAGAGAGTATCTGCACAGACTCCGAAGACAAAGAGCGAGATTAGTCCTGCAAAACTAGAGAGTAAAAAAAGAGAGAAGTCAATGGTGGGTATGGGTAACAGAGTAAAAAAAGTATAGCTATGAGCATAATGACAAAAAGCAGAGGTATAGGTGATACCATTGAGAAAATCACCAAAGCTACCGGCATAAAGAAAATTGTCGAAGTAGTATCAAAAGCTACAGGAGAAGACTGTGGCTGTGAAGAAAGAAGAGACTCATTGAATAGATTATTCCCATATAATAATAACAAATAATGGCAAACGTAAGAATACAACCAAGTAGAGCATTGGCAGTTATAAATTCAAATAATGCTGACATACCATATCCGGCAGTGACAGCAACTGGTAGTTCAGGTGGTCCTGTTGCTAACTTCCTTGTTGATGCAACTAAAAACTTCCTGACATTGCAGGTAGCTCCAGGTGATATTGTTTACAATTTAACTACAGGATTGGCTGCTACAGTTACAGCAGGTGCCACTTCAGCAGCAACTGATAGAGTAGGATTGAATGCCAATATCTTTTTAGCAGCCGGCAACTCATATGTTATCTATCAATCAAGCCCATTTAATGGTGGTCAGAACACAGGCTGTGTTCTTTTTGTTGGATCTACAGGAGACGTTGTAGTGACTACAGCAGGTAATGACATTGTTACATTTGTCAATGTACAAGATGGAGCATTCCTACCAGTACAAGTTTTAAAGGTTTGGGCTTCATACACTTTCCCTTCAGGGGCAGTAACAACATCAGCATCAGATATCTTAGCTCTTTGGTAAAATGACAACAGTAACCCTATCAGTAACAACTACATCAAGACCTGTATTAGGTAATGGTGGTGGCGGTGGAGGAGCAATCCCTCCATCTAACACTGTAGCTCCTGTACTGTCAGGTACTCCTACTGTTGGACAGACATTGTCTTGCTCAACAGGTACTTGGTTAGGGACATTACCAATAACATATACTTATCAATGGAAAAGAGGAGTTTCAAATATCTCAGGAGCCACCTCATCAACCTATACACTAGTCCAAGCAGATGCACTACAGACAATAACCTGTGATGTAACAGCCACAAATGTTGTAGGCTCAGCAAGCGCTACCAGTAATTCAATTATAGCTCAAGATGCTGACGCATACGCTTTCCTTACAGCAGCAAGTATAACAAATACTACGCAGGTTGATGCTATAAATAACTTAGTAATAAACCTTAAAGCTGCAGGTATTTGGACTAAGATGAAAGCTATTTACCCTTTTGTTGGTGGTACGGCTACAACGCATAAGTGGAATTTGAAAAATCCTTTAGATAGTGATGCAGCGTTTAGACTTGTTTTTTTTGGTGGTATGACTCATAGTTCTAATGGTATTTTATTTGGAGGTGTTAATGGTTACGCTGACACTAAATTAAATATGTCAAGCAATTATTCTGTTAATGACAGCACACATATTTCTTTTTATTCAAGAACATCAGCTGCTGGTTTTCAAGATTTTGAAATGGGTGTTTTTAATGGTACATCAATTATAGGAGTAACTTTAAGAAGAAGTGATTTTAGTTTTAGTACTTATTATGCTGTTAATTCAGGTGCTTATATTTCATTTACTGATAGCAATGCAGCTGCTTTTTATATTTCAAATAGATTAGGTACTACAGAAAATGGTTGGAGAAATTCAACAAAAACAGCAACAACAACAAATACTGCACTTGCAAGACCAAGTTTAAATATGTGGATTGGCGGTCAAAATTTTAATAATTCTTTAAATCAACCAACAATTAGAGAATGCGCTTTTGCTTCTATCGGTGATGGTTTGCTTGATTCAGAAGCAGCTAATTTTTATACTGCAGTACAAAATTTCAACACAAGCCTTTCCAGACAGGTTTAAACACTTAAACTATGACATACGTAGGACTATTAACAGAATCACAAAAAGATAGCTTGGTCGGTCAGCTTTATGATGAGGACAGCTATTTCAACCCAATCCAAGACCTGGAGGAAAACTGGATAATTTCAGTTGAGGAAATGGAATTTTGCGTTAATCCTGAATTTATGTGGGTAAAAGATTTGCCTTTGATAGAATATAAACCTAAACCATCGCCACCATTCCCTCCAGTAGAATAATGAAACAATTTCAACAGATACTCAAAGACAAAGGTTACTATTCAGGTAACATCGATGGCATAATCGGGCCTCTTAGCCTTGCAGGAACAAAGCAATTTGTCGATGCAGAGATGGATAAGCGTGGATGGGTAAAACCTGTCAATGACTTTGTGTGGATTCGCACAGACCAAAGCTTCGATAATAAGTTCTCAGACTATGTTGTTCGATTTTCGAACAGAAATGCCGATATGATTTTACCGTGCTCTACTACTCCTGGAGACTTTTATATCTTCAATCCGCTCACAGTTGGTGGAATTACAGGAGCAGCAGTAGCCTGTGAACAGCAAGTCATCGCATCTCACAGATTTATGACTTCCCCGAATTGGAAATCACTTTGGTTAGGTGCCCCATACTTCTTCCAAGCAGGTGCTATTGAGATATACAGAGACGGTAATAAGGATAGAAAGCTAGATACTGCAATTAAAACTAAAGGACATTTTGGAATAAACTTCCATCGTGCAGGTGCAGGCTCATTTGTCGATAACTGGTCGGCAGGCTGTATGGTCGTGCCTGACAATAGATGGTTTGAAGCTATCAAAATATTTTACCCTAATCAGCTAATAAACTTTACGTTAATCGAATTATGAGATGCTCGGTGGATTACTTGATGAAGATGAGAGAAAGTATTTATTAAATAAATATTATGTCGAAGGTCATATTTTTACTCCATTAAGAATAACAAATGGAAATTGGATATTACCTTTGTATCAGATTCATTACAATGAAAACATTGATTGCTGGTGGGTAAAATATCTCCCTATTATTGAATACAAATTATAAGAACCATGAACGTACTCTTTCTTCAAGCAGAACCACTCCCCTCGTATCTGACATCACTCGCAAATTATGGAGTCCTTGGCATTTTTGCCATCCTAATGATTGCCTTAATTTACTTCATGGGTAAGCAGTTCTTTGTATGGCACAAGAAAAATGAGAATAGAATACAAGAGCTTGAGAAAAAACTTGAAGAATATTTATCAGAGGACAGATCAAAACTTCTAGAGACAGTAGCATCAAACAACCATGTGATTGAGAACAATACGTCAATGATGAAAAAGCTCCTGAATCTCGTTGAAAGAATGGAAAAATCATACTAATATGAAGGAAAGAAAAAAGTTTAAAGATACAAAAGTAGGTAAGTTTCTTTCGGAGAAAGCTCCAAAGATTCTTCAAACTATAGGCGACATTCTTCCAAGTAATGGGAGTCTAGGTATCGTAAAGAATATCATAAATCTCTCTGATGAATTAACTGACGAGGATAAGGAGATTGTAACAAAGGAGTTAATTGAAATGGAGCAGATAATGCTCAAGGATAGAGAATCAGCAAGAAATAGAGAAATAGAGATAGCAAAAATTCATAAATTTGATTTTTTATTCTATCTTACAGGGCTAGTAGGTCTAGCAGCATTTTGTTTTATGATTTATGCAATCGTTTACCTTACAATACCAGTAGATAACAAAGAGGTGTGGATTCACCTTATCGGTATTACTGAGGGTATTG